CATCATTTGTGACAACTCCAACACTGTATATTTGAGTCGCTCCCAAGTAAGCCTTGGTGATCTCTGTAGCCCCGAGGTACAGCTTGTCGATTGCGCCTGTGCCCAAATTGATAGCCATGGTCTTAACCCGAGATCACGTAAACAGTGGAAGCATCAGGTGTAATAGCGTCGTAGTCAGCCTGCGTTAGAGATATAATGTTGGTGATAGCAGCGGCACCTGTGACGCCTGTGGTGTCTGATTCAACCATGTTGGCAATGTCAGCGGGTTGTGTGGCTGTGTCTGCCTTACCTAGTGAAGTAGTAACCGCTGAAGCTAAACTAATAGTGTCGCTATCAGTAACTACGATTTGATCGGTTGTTCCGATAACTGACTGTAAAGCTGTGTCTGCTAAGTTTAGTGAATCAGTAACTGAGCTATCTAACGATAACGTACTACCTGTAACAACAATCTCGTTAACAGTTCCTGTAACACTCTGTAACGCTGAGTCTGCTAAAGCAAGTGAGTCCTTAGCAGCTTGAGCTAAACTAATCGTACTCCCGCTTACTGCAATCTCATCAGTAGTTCCAGAGATAGACTGAAGTGCTGAATCAGCTAAACCCAATGAAGTAGTTACTGCCGAGGCTAAACTAATGGTGTCTCCATCAGTAACGACTATTTGGTCTGTAGTTCCTGCAACACTTTGCAGTGCTGAGTCAGCTAGACCTAGTGAAGTAGTTACTGCTGAGGCCAAGCTAATGGTATCCCCACCAGTAACCACAACCTGATCAGTAGTGCCTGAGACGCTCTGTAAGGCGCTGTCAGCCAATCCAAGCGATGTAGTAACAGCAGAGGCTAGGCTAACCGTATCACCGCCAGTAACGACTATCTGGTCTGTAGTGCCAATGACTTCTTGTACAGAGGAGTCAGCTAGGCCTAGGGAGGTTTTTGCAGCAGAGGCTAAACCAATGGTATCACCACCGGTAACTACTATTTCATCGGTAGTGCCTACTACACTCTGTAGCGCAGTATTAGCCGCAGTAATACCAGCATCAATCTCAGCGCCTGTGTGAATAGAATTATAGTCGGCCATTATCCTTCCCTCGTCTTAAAGGTGTCGCCATCAGATGTAATGAGGCTATCAGAACCAGAAGGCTTAAATAGTTGATAAACAATTTCAAAGCCGCCGTTAATAACCCTAGCGATAGATCCTAGTTTATTTAGAGTGCCTATAAACATCATAGCATTTCAGTCACAAACGCTGTGCCAGCAGCACTGTTTTGAACAAAGCTGATAACATCATCATCAACAACCCGAACAAACTCTACAGCACCCGCAGGTAAGTAAGCGTCTGAAGTTGTAGCCGTACCCAATAACGTAAAGTGGCAATCAGAAGACGCAACAATACGGTAAACACCTTTGTTTAGAGAAGACGTGGTATTAGCTGTTGCGCTGTACCCAACGGTCTCTGTAGAGCCGTGGCGTAATACCTGGATAGGAGCAGCGTCAAAGTCTTGAGCGAGGAGTGGCATAATAAGCTCCTTTAGAAATGAAATGGGGTTTTTAAAAGGAACCCCAAGAAACCTTTATAGCTTACTCGTCAGCAATAGCAAGGATGAACCCAGCTTCAGGACGGTAGGTCTCAACACCGTAAAGGGTGTCAGCAGTGTAAAGAGTAGACAGGTACTCTTGCTTGTACTGCGTTTGTGAACGTACAGCCATTTGCTCTGCGTGGATAATTGCGTCTTGGTGGAAGAACAAGCAACCACGTACGTCAATTGAACCACCAGAGTTTTGAGCAGCAGTCTCAAGTACAGGACAGTTAGAAGACACGTAAACGTCTACACCGTACAAGTTACCGATAAGACCTGACTCAACACCACGACCACCTACGAAGTCAGCAGACACGTAACGATCAATACCCATGATGGTTGATCGAGCAGCAGGAGGAACCACAAGTACACGATTTTCCATCGGTACATCAGCGTCATCCATTAGCTTGATAAGACCACGGAATACTGCATCGCTAAAGTTGTCACCGGTAGCAACAGTGTCATCTTGATACAGAGCTAGCGCACCAGCGTTGCTGTAGTAAGAGTTGCTGTTTTCCCAGTTAGCACCGTCGGTCGGAGCAACAGTACGAGTACCGTCACCAAAACCAGTAGCTACGTTCATCAGGTCAGTATCAACTTTAAGGGCCAAAGCGTAACCAGCGTCAGAAGTGTAGAATTGACGTAGGCTGTTTAGTGCCTGAGTTTCTACGATGTCTTCAATGAAACGTGAGTATTCAAAGTGACGGTTAATAGTAACAGTCAACTCTGACTCAAGGTTCGCTTGAATCGTTACCGCAGTAGCTTCTACCTTAGTTGAAGCAGCACCACGAGTAGGCTTAGGGATATGAATAACATCACCTTTTTTACCGGCCATAGAAAGTTTCTTGACCAGAGGTGACATCTTCAGGTTCTTTTGATAAGCAGCGATAATTTCATCAGCAAACCGTTATCGCTCGGCTCCGACTATAGCTTCCTCCGCAGAGGACACCTCACTTAGTCTGTGCAAGCCCTTGAAGAACTATGATGGTATGCCAGCATTTGCTCAATCTTGTGTTTTTTGAGTTGACTGTGTTGCACCATCTTTGTAAGAAACTTTATAGCAAAATCTTTGTCTTTTACGTTTAAAGAATGTTTCCAATCGTAAATATGAGGACAAGTTTTACCACGGTTGTTAATGTAACCTCCTAGTGCTTTATTAAGAAGGTCTAAGCCAACCCTATCATTTTCGTGTGACGTCGCTTGTACAAACAAACGAGGTTTTTTAAAAGATGGTGGGTGACTAAAAATATAACTACCGTCTCCGTCTAAGTATCCAGCTACCCAAGACCATGATGGGTGGACTTTCGGTTTAACAGGCCCTGAATCTGCCCTAGATGCTTTTTTGTACGCTTTAAGTTGTTCTATTTCTAGTTCACTTAAAACTTTTCCTCGGTACTCTTGCCAAATATCAAACATTCTTTGTAAATGTTTTCCTTTGATAACAAGATGCTTTACTAAACGAGGTGTAAGCATTTCTAAATCAGAAACCTTTGTAACTTTCCAGTGCCATATACACGACCAGTTTTTGTTTTTTCTTGTTTTACGACAAGAAGAGCCAAAACCTGTTTTTTCTGGTAAGTTTTTAATAAACCCGTGTTGGTCTATAGACTCTGCACCACATAGTTCAATAACTAAATAAAGTTTGTTTTTTCTAAACTCAAAACCTATGTGTCCGTCGGCGTCAATAAGACCAGCCAAATACTTAACTTCAGTTTCTTTCAATTTGTTCTCCTTAGACCGTCTTTTGTTTGTTGGTCTTCTAGGTTCTTTCGTGTTGGGCTTTAGCCTTCCACGTTATTCAGAGGTGTATCGGCCTAGGGTATCACCCCAACCAAATTTCTGGTATGAAGGTTCCTGCTGCGGTTTTGTCTACTACAGCATTAGCTGTAAAGTAGGCACCAGAGGTTTCGTTAGCCATGATAATTCTCCTTGAATGTTAGGCTATTTGACTCGACCCTCTTGATACGCTTTAAATATCTCATCAGAAATAGATTGATAACGCTCTGGGTCGGTCTTCATAAGTTTAATAATATCAGCCCGACGATAGATCTTCTTGCGTTGTCCTTCTGAAGTGCCCCTAGCGGAGCCTGTGTTAGCACTCTTGAGTTGTTGCTTACGTGCTTGAGATTCAACGTTAGCAGTCTGCTTAACTGTACTCTGACGTTCCTTCCATAAACTGAAAAGCTCATCAGCAGCTTCGTAGTCGTACTGTTGATCTGCTTGAACAAACAACTTAGTCCTAATTTTAGAAGTCTTAATCCACTCAGCAAACTTAGAGTCAGCCAGAATCTCTTGCATATCAGGGTGTTTACTCTGAAGTGTAGATAACGCTGTCTGCTTCTTGTATTGGTTAGTGTACTCTTGTGCTTCTTTAATCTTAGGGTGATTCTCAATAGCCCTAGACACAGCCTTCTCTGGATCAACAAAGAAATCTACGTCGTCTTCAGCATCTTGTTGTTGCTGATTTTGTGGTGCTTGTTGTTGTTGTGAGAGTTGTTCCTGAATATAAGAATCAACAACCTTACGTAACTCACCTACTTCAGAACTCTGCTTACCTAGTAGCTTCTCAGCTTCTTGGTGCATCCTAACAACATCTTCCAGAGATTTTCCTTGGTATTTCTCAGGTATTTCTGGTTGTTGTTGCTGTTGTTCTTCTTCTTGGGTTGTCTCCTCAGGAGATTCCATAGTGGTGTCAGTTGTTTCTTCTTCAGTATTCTGAAGCTCATCTAGTATTTTAGCTCTAGCCATGATATTATTTACCCGCCTTACGGTTCTGGGAGATTAACAAGGTTAGCTTACTCAGCGCCTTTGTTTGACTTACGTCCTGCCTTTTCGTGTTCTCGTACCCATTTCATGTGTGCTCCTGGAAAGTCTCCAGAAGAACCATCTAGTACGCACTTAGTAGCAGAAGGTACTCGTTTAGCGTTAGCGCCACAACCGCACCTACTTGTTGTAACACTACTCTCAACGAATTCTTCAAAAGTATGCCCATTAGTACATAAAAAATCATATACTTTAAGCATCTTCATTATTCTCTATAATTTCTTTGTAGTTGTTATTGATTGTTTCTTCTAAGTTAACTAAGTTAGATAACACAGTTAGTTGACCTTTACGAAAAAACAAATCTTGTTCATCTTTAGTTAAATTAACATTGTTAATAATATTTATGTTGTTAACTAACTCAGTATGAAGTTGTTTCCAACCTTCGTTACGAAATAAGTCAAAGAAATTATTGTAGTATGTTTCTAGTTCTTTATCCACCTAGAGGCCCCTTTGGTTGTCTCTTTTGTTTACTTATGTATATATTATAGCATATTTTTACACAAATGTCAATAGTTAAACATTAGTTTTGTGCATTATTTACGCTTTTTCTTCATTGACTTCCCTGTTTTCTTAGCGGCTTCCTTAGCTTTCTTCTTACCTGCTTCAGTGTAAGCGTACTTCTTTCCGTTAACCATTGGCATATCTATTTTCCTTTTTTGGTTGTTTTAGCTGTTTTAGCAGCCTTTTTAAAATCACTCGACTTAGGAGCGCCTTTAGATCCTGGTTTACGCATACGCTCACCAGAGCCTTCTTTGATACGCTTACGTTTAGCGTGTATGTTAGCGTAGAGTCCTTGTTTAGCCATCACCACTTAACCTTATCAGCCCAATAAGCTGCACTCATTTTACCTTTAGCTATGTTTTTAGCGTGACGAGCCTTAAACGACTTTTGTCGTGCTGTAGGTTTTTTATCACCACTAACACCTTGTTGTCCAAACCTAATAGTTTTAGTTTTGTCACCTTCCTTGGCAACAACTACGTGGCTTTTAGTTGGATGGTTAGGCGTTTTCTTCGGTTTGTTGTACCCGCTTACTCCGGCTCGTTCCAGCCTTGGATCCTTCTTTTTGCTCATTGATTGAAACCTCCAACATTTTAAGTTTCTTTTCAATTAACCTAAGGCGTTCATCCAAGTGCTGATCCACCAGATTGGTTAACTTGATTACGTCCTTGTGTGTCATTAGCATTACGATTCATTCCTTGTGCTTTGATGTTAATGTCTTTTTCTTTGAGAGCCATTTCAGCTACTTTCAAACGACGTTCAAACTCTTTGTCGTCTTCTTCACCCTGACGGATGTTCGTTGTAACAGCCTTTAGCTTTTGTATTTCAAGCTCTTGAGGTACTGCTTGAGCGTCAACAGCGTACTTCTGAGCACGTGCTTGAGATTCCATAGCTTGTGCGTTAAGTGCTGCTGTTTGACTCTGTTGGAACTCAAGTTGAGCCTGTTGTACTTGCATCTGCATTTGTTGCTGCTGAGGATCAGGCTGAGACGCTTGCTGTAACGTCTGTAGTAGTTCTTCTCGGTTGTTTAGGTTCATGTTATCAACAATGCTGTTAATCAGAGCAGGGTACAGAGGTGACTCTGGTGACATTGTTTGTAACAACTGAGTTAACTGTGTTACTTCGTACTCACGAGCAATAATACCTAACGTAGAGCTAGCGTTAAACTTGTAGTCTGATACAGGGTAGTTCTCTGGATCAAACTGCATGTAACGGTAAGCAGCCTTTTTAACAAAAGGTAACAAGAAAGACTGCTGGAAGTTAATTAGGGTGCGCTTGTGACGCTTGATGATAGCACCCATAGACATAGAAATACCAGCAGCAGTAGCCTCTCCGTTGACTTGTCCTGCAATACCCGCTGAGTCAACTGCTCCAGTTGCTTGCTGAACCATCTGCTGTAGTGCCGCAGCTTGGGCAAAAGTGATCTGTGATACTTGTCCGAAATTAAAAGGATGTAAAACCTCACGTGGATCTCCTTGTGTTAATATCATTTTACCTGGGCGAATCTCTGGTCTAGCACCACGTGGTAGCCGTGTAGAGTCAATAGCCATCATAGGATGCACTGTGAGGGCCAGAGCGTCGATACGGGCGCGAATCTCTGTATCCAAGGCCTTCTGGCTGTTGTAACCTTTTTCGCACACACCACGCCCCCAGAAGCGTCCTGGGACTACATCCCAAGGGAAGGCTACTACAGGACGGTCTTGCATCATGTAAGGGTTTTCTTCAGCCTTTAACAAAAAACCACCGTTAGCAACAACAACAATGGCTTCTACGTAACGACCTTCTTGAACAATGTCTTCTACTTCTTGCTCTAGTACTTCCCTAGGTACTAACCCGTAGTACTTAGTTAAACGTACTTTGTTTTCAGCAAATACAGTTAACTCTTGGTCAGGCTCTAGGTCTGTGTCTGGGTATGCTTCACCAATGTAGCCCTCTTTGTAGATACCTTGCTCCTGAAGGAGTTCTACTTGGTGTAGGGAAACAAACTCATCTACTGCTACACCCATGGCATCTTCAATAGACGTTGCTACAGGGTCAATCAGGAAGTTCTGAGGCATAACAGGTTTTAACTTAACAACCACTCGGTCTTCTATGTTAACGCCTACAGCCGTTAGATCACCTTCCATTATAGGCTGTGTAGCAGGTTTCATCTCTTTGATTTCTTCTATGACAATCTCACCAATACCTGTGCCAAACACAGCAGCATTGATTAGACACTCAGCTACAGCCTTACGTACCTTTGTGTTTTCAAAGTCTTCAGTTAGTTTGTTACGTAAGTACTGAACGTCTTGACGGTCTTTGTCACCCATGTTGTCACTGATGTCAAACCACTTACCTCGACCAAACGTAGCTTCTTCTAGTTCAGCAACATTAGACTCTACAGCTTGTTGTAGCGCAGGGCTAATAATACGGCTGCGCTCAGAACTACGTTCCATATCAGCGGAGTCCCAGATGCCCCGCCATAGTCTGTAGTACTCATCAAACTTTTGTTCGTAGTTGCTCTCAAAATGGTCACGCCAGTCTTCACATTGAGTCATAACCCAATCAACGACTGACTGTTCTGTCATAATAGTTTCGTAGTCCATAGTATCAGTATCCAGAGTAAGCGTCTAAGGGTTCAAAGTCATCAATTTCAAAGTCGTAACTGTAAGCAACTTTAGCTAGCTGATCTATGTAAGCTAGAGCGTCTATTAAGTCATCGTGTGTTAGGGGGTCTGGAAACTGAAACAGTTGATCTAAGAAACGTTCGTTCCAAGAGCCTTTGTTTAGTGTAACCACACCGTTTTCAAATCTACCTTGTAGTGCCCACATAATTCTGTCTGTCTTTTTCTTGTTACCGTGAGTAAGTTCTTCAACCCTAAAGAAACGTGAGTACTGTTTCATTAAGTCCATAAGGGGAGACATAACAGCTTGTTTAGCGATACCACGTTCAATACCTACAGAAACAGGCCTGTAGTCTCTAACAACGTTAAATATCTTAGTTGCTGTTTGTCCTAAGTCCCACCTTCCGTGTATTATGTCTTTAACAAACCAACCGTTGTGACTTACTTTAACAACAGCTATGGCAGTTTCATCTAGTCTAGTGTTTTTAGATTTTTTCTTACCGACTTCTTCAAATCCCGCCAAATCGATGGCAACATAATATTCACCATCTTCTGGCTCTTTTCCAAACTGCACCCAATCTTCTTTGAACATTTCTGAGCCTTTTGACTCAAAGGATGCCATAAATTCTTGTCTAAAAGCGTAACTAGACATTGATCGTTTTGCTGCATTGATTTCTTCCTTTTTTAGAAACGGGTTGTCGTAACTTGTGAAGTGAAACGAAGACCACTCAGGGTCATCAGCTAACTGTCCGTATTTGTACAAATCGTAAAAGTGGTTTCTACCCTTTGGCGTTCCAATAAATAACGCTGGTCCTTCTAAGTCTGACAAAGCTGGTCTAAGAATTTCTTCAAAAACCTCTGGCTTCATATCAGCGTATTCATCTAAGACAACGTAGTTAAGACTTAAACCACGCATAGTGTCTGGTCTATCAGAGCCTCGTAGCCCTATGGTTTGTCCGTTAATTAACTCTATGTCTAGGTTGTTAATGTGACTCTTTTTTATAACAGGGTGTGCAATTTCTAACAACTGACGCCACAGAATCTGCCTAGCTTGATTTTGAGTAGGTGCTACGTAAATTGTCCACCCTTTGTTTGACTGTAGGGCGTTAATTAGTAACGTCCAAGCAGCTAAGTAAGACTTACCACATCTACGTCCAGCAGCAACAACCTTAAATCTAGCAGAGTTATTGTAAACTTCTTGTTGCCACGGGGTGAACTTAACGTTTAAGTCCACAGTTAGGCCCCGTTAAAGTTAACAAACACTGAAGGAGCCTCTAAGAGATCAAACGTAACAACAAACTCCATGTTACCTGCTGATCCAGTAGAACACTTAATAACATCCCCTGCTTGTAACACTATGATCCCATCTGAGAACTGTAAGTAGCTCTTAGAACTAATGTTAACCTCACCTATAACGTACAAATCAGTACCATCTGCTTTGTCTACGTAGACTGTAGCATCGTCTGTGGAGCCTCCTAGGTTAGAAATAAACAATAGAGACCAATGAGCTACGTAACCGTTAGGGATAGTAACTATAGAAGCAACATCTGTGGTAGTAACGTTAGCATTTTTTGTATATAACATAGTTAGTACGTCCACATAACGGGTGTAGTTGTTCTAGTGTCAACGTGAACGAAACCTTTAGCAACACCTATACCTGTAAACCCTAGTTTTAATGCCTCTGTAACCACTTGATAACGCTGCTGACTACTTGTTATTTTTATATCAGCAGCTATACCTCGGCTGTGGGAGCCTGGAGAGGACTTACGGGCTTCTATAGGGTGCGACGGACTTCTGTACCCGCTTGTTATAACGAAGGGAAAGCCACAGGCTTGTCTAAGATTGTCCAACTTTACTAAAAAGTCTGGGTCCATAGAGTTTTCCCCTGTGTGGCTACAGGAGAACTCATCTAGTGTAAAGTACTTTAGTTCAGTTTCTTTAGTCATAGTCGTTAGTTTTGTCTATGTAGTCAGCTTCTATGTAGTCTTGTTGGTTGTTTTCTTCTTCAGAGCCACTTACGTTAACACCACCTATACCACTGATGTTAATCTGTATAGATGATTTACCGTTACTTTTAGTTATTTCTTGTTCAAAGGCTGATACAGGAGCTACTCTGTCCATTAGTAGCTTCCATGCTGCTGCTTGGTTCTTGTGTTCGTTGTCCAGAGCAGCATCAAAGATAGTCTCTAGAACCTTTACAGACTTAGGACTAGCTAACATCCTAGCCTTGTACTCATTTATAATACTAGCATCACCTTTAGGACGTCCTACTTGTCCTCTTTTCTTTTTAGCTTCTATCTCAGACTTCTTAGGTCTACCCCTCTTTTTCTTATTTAGATTAAATTCTTTACGTTCTTCTATTTGTTGTTGTAACTTTGTCTTTTCTTCAGGTATACCTTCGGCCATGGTTAAACTCGTGTAGTCTTAAGTAGTATCGTCCGTCGCCCCAGTAAACCTTGGTAACCTTAACAATCAAAAAAACTAAGTTAGTCCCTACTAAAGTTTAACTAAAGTTTTAACTTAAGTTTAACCTAAGAGGGGCTCAGGTCCGATCGATTAGTGTTAAGGCGTTAACTACAGGAGCCTACTCTGTAGCTAAACTTTGTTACCTTGGTAACTACCTTCTATTATACCATACAAATTAGTAAAAGTCAATAGACTAAAGGGTATAATGTTAAATATTACCTAAAATAGTACTAAGGAGCAACTAAAGTTGTAACACACTTTCTAGTTATACACACGTTAAACATAAGACCTTGTTTTCTTTAGGGTTATTATATAGACAAAAACTATCACTTTTTAACTAAATTAGCCCCTTTTTTTTTCTAAATTAGCCCTTTTTTGTACTTGAGTGGCTACAACAACAATTGTTAACCCTTGGCCCCCTCCCCGGGGGTACTTCTGTGGATAACCTGTGGATAACTTGTGAGTTCCAAAGTAGAACTGTGGATAACCTGTGAATAGCTTGGGGATAACCAGGTAAGTTCCAAAGTAGAACTGTGGGTAACACTTGGGGTAACACTTGTGTCACCTAAGGTAACACTTGAGGTAACACTTGGGTGGGTGATCATGGGGTGACATGTGTGGGCTAATGTAGG